TTATATTCTACATTGTAATAATCCAAAATTTTTATATAGTCTGCTTTAGTTAAATTCATATTATATATAATTTATTTATTTTTTATAATTTATTAATTTTTTATAATTTTTATATTTTTTATAATTTTTATAATTTATTAAATTTTTATAATTTTTATAATATATATTTTTAATAATTTATATTTTTAATAAAAATATATATTATAATATGAATATTAAAAAACTCTTTAGTTATACATTGTTATTATCTATATATATTCAACTTGCAACATTAGTAATTTCATTATTGGTAATTACTAAAAAAACACCTCCTGAATATGTTATAATAAAAGATTTGTTTTTTTTTGAATTATTTGTAGAATTTGTTGAAATCACATTTTATATTTGGCTATCTTATAATTTTAAGAAGCTTACTAATATGACACCTAATAGGTATATGGATTGGGTTATAACAACACCAACCATGCTTATAACCTTAATTTCATATTTAATATTTTTACAAGCAAAGGTTACAAAGCAAACGGGTAATTTGAGATTAATCTCTATATTAAAAAATAATTATAAAACGCTTATTCCAATATTGTGTTTAAATTGGTTAATGCTCTTATTTGGGTATCTTGGCGAAATAAAGGTACTTTCGCTATTTTACAGTGTAATACTGGGTTTTATACCATTTTTAATTTATTATTACATGATTTATAAAAATTATGTAGTAGATAATAGTACAGGATTTAAAATATTTATATATTTTTTCTTTTTCTGGTCGTTATATGGCATAGCAGCATTATTACCGTATTATACAAAAAATATATTATATAATATATTGGATCTATTTGCTAAAAATTTCTTCGGTATATTTTTGGTATATATTATTTATACAAATAATTATTAGTAATACTACTTACTCCGTCTTGAATAAGTGCTTTTGCTTTGGTTTGAAAATATTGCTCAAATGACCCAATTATTGTAGTTGATAATAATAAAAATATACCGGATGAAAATACTAAATGTCTGTCAAATTCGCCAAATTCGTGGTTCTTATATGTGAAAGGGTTGTAGGTTATAACCAGCAAAATCCCTATATATATTTGCAAAAAAGTTTTCAAATAGTGCAAATATTGCGGCGCAAAGCCACCTATTCCTAATAACACAATAATATATAATACAAAACTTATGTTTATTGAATATAAAAATAATAATTCGCTAAATTTTTTGATTTTATACATATTACTAATAATACAAAATATTAATAATACAAAATATTAATATTTTTTACCAAACTTTTCCATGAATTTTTTAATAAAAAAAAATACGGAAAAATATGGAAAAATATAAAAAAAACATGTGAAAACCAAAACATCAAACTCCTTACCATGTATGGTAACAAATTTTCAAAAAATAAAACAAAACAACGCAGCAAAAGTTTAAAGGTAATAATCTCTCTTTTTTCCAAAATATATTTCAAGAATTTTTTAGGATTTGGACATTTATAAATGTCCATTTTTACTTTATACAACCCTTTATAGATTTTTTTGTTGAAAAACATGGTTTTTTCAGGTTTTGCATCATTATGTATTAACAAATTCAATTTTAGGCATTTAAAACATGAGACCATGATTTTTTTAGGCCCATTTTTAGAAATTTGCGCGTTTTTTATAAGTATTAAATACTTATAAAATACTTATAAAATACTTATAAAAAACGCGCAAAAAAGCGCCACTTTTTAGCGACGCTAAAAATCCTTACCATGTAAGCAGCCAAATATAATTTTTTTCAAAAAAACATGAGACCTTATTTTAAAATACTTATAAAAGCGCTTTTTCGCGCAAAAAGGATTTAAGGATTTTTATATATACTATAATATACTATAATATAGTTAGTAAATGACCCATAATAAGGATATAGTTAAGGATGATAAAAATAAATATTTGTATAAATGTAACTTTTGCGATTATAATACATTTAAAAAGGGAGATTATGGGCGACACATACAAACAGACAAACATAAAAATAATGAATTAACTGTAAATAGCACAGAAAAAACATACAACACACCTAATAAAAGTTATATTTGCGAATGTGGCAAAAGTTACAAACACAACCAAAGCTTATATAATCATAAAAAAAAATGCGCAATTAGTACTAATTTAGACCAAGACAAAAATAACAATACAAACAATGACGAAGCCCAAGACCTAAATAAGGATAATATTAGCCATAACATGATATTAAAGCTATTTACCGAAAACAATGATATTAAAAATTTACTATTAATTCAACAACAACAAATCATGGAACAACAAAAACAATTAGGAGAACAACAAAAACAATTAATAGAATTTGTCCCTAAAATAGGCAATATTACAAACAACAATACACTTATAAAACAAAATTTTAATATTAATGTGTTTTTAAATGAGCGTTGTAAGAATGCCATAAACATGAACGATTTTATAAAACAAATAAAATTAACATTGGAAGATTTAGATTTAACAAAAAACAAAGGTTTAGAAACCGGACTGAGTAACGCAATTATACAAACAATAAATAAATTATCCCTTTTTGAGAGACCGTTACATTGTACCGATCCAAAACGCGAAACATTATACATAAAAGACAACGACTTATGGGAAAAAGATAGCGATAAGACAAAAATAAAAGGGGCTTTACATAATTTAAATAAAGCCCATTTTAAACTAATTCAAGATTGGATTGCCAAAAATCCCGATTTTAAAGAAAACGATGCAAAACAAGACTATTTTGCTTATTTATTGAAAACATGCTCTGTTAATTTAAAAACAATTGATGATAAAATAATTAAGAAAATTTGTCTTTGTAATAATTTAAAGATCAATTTAAAAGAATTTGAAAATATTAATTATGATTAATTATGATTAATATTTCAAATAATAATATACGCTTATATTAGTAGTTTAATATAATATGAGTGATGGCAATTATGAGGATATGCCAAGAAATGAAGCACCTAATCCCAACGTACAAACACAAGGAACTGATGGAAAAGCCGCAACAGACGCAAAAGCTACTATGAAAGATGAAAAGTTTAATAAGCAAAATTTATTAAAGCGATTTAGTCTAGCAATTGCAGAGTTATTAAGAAGAATATATAAGGCAACAACATGGATTATGGATCTTTTTACTAAATTAAAAGCTAAGCTTTTTGAAATGCTAGGAAAGGTTTCTGGAAAATTTAAATCAAATAACAATAAAATAACTTATAATAAGCCTTTACACTCGACAAATGTAATTCCAGGAATATTTACCGGTTTAATTGTACTATTTTTAATAATTTTTTTAACATGGGTAAAAATACAATCATTTTTTAAATGGATATCAGATGGTTATATTGACTTACCGGATTTACCGATTTCGTTTGAAAAAAAGCCGACACAAGTAATATATTCTTTATTTTTTGTAGTTACAAGTATTTATTTAATATTTTATTTATTGATTGATTATTTACCCCGAATTAAAGACGAATTAGACATTATTCAAATATTTAAACAATTAATTGGATCCTTATACATATTATGGCCTATTGCGGTTATAGTAATGGGTTCTATAATAGCAAAAGCATTTTATAAAATGGCGTGCGGTCACAATAAACCTAATTTATTAAATTTTGCTAAAATAGTGGAGTCGTCATTATTATTTGTATTAGGTATATGTGTATTAATTATGGTTATATTACTAATACGTCCTATTAAATGGATATTACTCAAAATTCCTGGTTTATGCAATATTATTGAAAAACTTAAGAGTTACACTGCAATAATTATAAAATTTATTGTAATTTATATATTATTGCGATTAATAACATTAATAGTCGAAGATGTTGGTTCAAATAAGTTAATATTTTTTATTAGTATATTAAATAAAAAAATAGAACCTCCACCTGTAGATTGTAATGCACCTAGCGCTAAAAAACTAACTGATAAGCAGGCTTTCGCAGAAAAAGTATATAACTATATAACAGGGATCATTGTGTGTTTATTGCTAGTATTTATTATAGTTCTTCAAGTTCCACATCCGTTTATGAGTATAACCAAGAAAATAGATTTTACTGTTGGTCTAGCATTAAAAAATTTAACAGTTAGAATTACCAATTTAATAAGTGAAAATAATTGCACTACTGATAGATGTTATGGGTCTGGAATAGGTAGTAAAACGGGGAAAAAATCAGGAATGTTTTCAGACATGAAGGCTAAATTTTCCGGAATGGTTGGGGATAAAGCTGGTGCGTTAAGTAGTATGGCAGGTAATATGGCAGGAGTGGCCTCTATGGCCCAAAATATGCCCGCTGCTATGGCCCAAAATATGCCCGCTGCTATGGCCCAAAATATGCCCGCCGCTATGGCCCAAAATATGCCCGCTGCTATGGCCCAAAATATGCCCGCCGCTATGGCCCAAAATATGCCCGCTATTATGGGCGCTATGCCTGGCGCTATTATGGGCGCTATGCCTGGCGCTATGCCTGGCGCTATGCCTGGCCCTATGCCTGGCCCTATGGCCCAAAATACGGGCCCTATGTCTGGCTTTCAAATGCCACAAATGCAGCCTAATATGGGCAATCAACTACAAGGAGCTATGTCTTCTTTTATGGGCAATAAAATGCAGCCTAATATGGGCAATCAACTACAAGGAGCTATGTCTTCTTTTATGGGCAATCAAAGTCCAGGCAATCAAAAGCTTGCTAATATGGCTTCTAACGGTATTACAAGTATGCTAACTAATTCTGGACAAGGATCCAAACAACAATTTGGAGAAGTAAGAAATCAAATAGGCAAAAGTATTGGTTCAGCTTTAACTAATAAATTTAGCAATACTCCACTCCAACAATTAGGCACAGGTTTAAGCAAAGGATTAACCAACAAATTAAATGATGTTACACAAAATCATGGAAATACTATTAATAAATTAGGATTAGGATCCGTTATGAAAGCAGCAACTCCAATAGAAGCAAAAGCAGCACCATCAGCACCAGCACCAGCACCAGCAGCATCAGCACCCTCAAAAAAATAAATAGTTACATCTAAAATTTTTATAATGTATTAAAGTAAAAATTTTAGAATTAAAACGATGATCCAAATGAACCTCCTAAAGCACCATTGGCAGCCATAGGCTCCATTGTTTCCATAAATGCATTTTGCATGGCTTGGCCTTGATAATTAGTTCCTCCATTCATCATATTAGGGAGTGCATCAATCATAGAAATATTATTTTGAGCAGGCAATTGATTAGCCCGAGGAGCCATTAAAGTATTGTCTAGTGTGTCCGCTCTGCTAACTTGATGAATTCCAGGTGTAGCAATACCTTGCTGTACTTTTGCATTTCCATGATTGCTTGCACCAACAAGTGGGCTTTTACCATTCCATAATTCCATTGCTCTACTATAGAGAATATTGATTTTTGCTCCTAATTTTGTTTGCATAGTTATAATTAAGATCAATGTAGGAATAATGAAACTTATTTCATTAAATTTGGAATAAGGCACCTTACTGTATGTTGGAAAATAGCGGGTAATTTTATCAATAAAAAATATTGCTATAAACAATATACCTAATTGAAGTATTATTTCAAATAATAATTCTAAATTATCCTTTTTATCATTGTCTTCAGGAATATATTCTTTTACAAATTTTAATAATAGTATAACAGGAATTAGAGAGAATATAAGATATTGTAACATATTAAATAAAACGGCTTTGTTATCACTATCAAAGTTAAAAACATAATAGAAGAAACCGGATGGGCTAAGTCTATTACTGCTTCCGCCGGTCATTAACATTTGATTATCCATAGGCTCCATAAATATTATTATATATATAATTTAAAAAAAATAATATTATTTCTAAATAATGTTATTTCTAAATAACATAAAACATTTAAATAATTAAGATAATTAAGATAATTAAGATAATATGTTATTTATTTAAATTTAAATAAATAATTGTAATAAATAACATACTATTTATTATGACCTGTTATAGTTATAAAATATTAAATAATACTACAAAACCCATTCTTAGCAATGTTGATGTGGTTCTTGTATTAGCAATGGAAGACGACAACAGATTTAATGAAGACCCTTTTTTATTAAATCTTGCCAAAAAAACAATAATTCAATATAATAAAGGATTTAAAAAGTGTAGCAAGCCATCAATAATTAATAGTCCAAAAAATGATATAGTCCATGCATATTATACAGCTTTTAACTACTTAAAACCATACAATAATGTAATTATTTTAGAAGACGATGCACAAGTTATAAATAATGATCCATTAATTTATGAAAAAATCGATGCATTTATTGCTACAACAAATTTCAATATTTTCACATTTGGTTCATTTGGATTATTTTCAAATTATAATGATGATTTTTTCAAGTTAGACCATAGTTTTTTTGGTGCAGCTCAAGCAATTATATATTCACATGATGCAAGAAGTAAGTTAATAGAAGACATTAGCTTATCTAATTTTAATAAAGGCCATATAGATATTACATATATAGGAAACTTACCAAACAAATTCACTTATAAATATCCGCTCATTATTCAGTTGTTTCCTAAAACAAATAATAAAAATTCGTGGTTTGCTAATGTTTTTATTTTAACTATTACTAATTTTTTAATAACACTATTTAGATTAGATAATAGCGTAGATAGTTGGTTTTTATATTATGTTATATTTACAAATTATATATATATTGTAAAAATTTTATTGTTGTTGTTGTTAATAATAATAACAATTAGCACGCTTTATTTTCACATATAATAATGTTAATTTAGTTAAAACTTATATTGTTTAATATATTAAATATATTATATTAACTTTTTAAATGGAAACAATTAAAGAAGACATAACAAAAGAAATAGAAGAAGCAAAAGAAGAGAAAGAAGCAAAAGAAGAGAAAGAAGCAAAAGAAGAGAAAGAAGAACAAGAAGAACAAGAAGCAAAAGAAGAGAAAGAAGAGAAAGAAGATAAAGAAGCAAAAGAAGATAAAGAAGAACAAGAAGCAAAAGAAGCAAAAGAAGAACAAGAAGCAAAAGAAATTAAAGAAACATATTCATATATTCAATTAATTATAGAAGCTCACAAATTGTTATGTATACAAGTTGTAACAATATTTATTATATCATTATTATATATAAATTGCTACGATGATAATATTTATGATTTTATAATATATTTTTGTTTTGGGTTAGTTATATCAATATTATTTGTCGCATCATTAGTACTAATAAAAAAATTCAATATAATATCAAGGGAACAACATTATAAAAAATATGCCCCTTATGTATTAGATTTTTTTAAGAAATATATAAATTTTAGCGGAGAAAATATAGCGTTTCTTTATGCATTAGTAAGTTGTGTTATTCATTTATTATTATCAATAATGGCATTATTATATGTTAAAAAATATATAAAAACTTCCAAAAAATCCAATTATGCTTTGCTAATTTCGGCATTGTTATATATAGCTTATGCATATATTAACGTATATATTAATGATATTTTTGAAGTATATACCAATTCGTTACAATTAACACGCAATGAATATAATATATCTCTCTTTTCTATGACAGTAACCTATAGTGGGTTACTTTATTACTTTGAAACTATAAAAAATGAAAAAGCTGATTTATTAAATAAATTAATAAATTAATAAATTAATATTATTTAAATAATATGTAATAATATGTAATATAATTTAAATAATAATTAAATGTTGAAACGGTGTTGCGAGGCAAATAAGTATAGACATAACAAATATAATGAAGAAAATCAATATTTAAATTTATTAGATGATATATTAGCAACGCACAACAATCAAGAAGGTAGAAACGGGAAAACTTTATCTATTTTCGGTTCTACAATGCATTTTACATTAGAGCATAATAAAATTCCTATTATGACCACAAAAAAGGTAGCATGGAAAACATGTTTACGTGAATTATTATGGTTTGTTAAAGGAGATACAAACAACAAGCATTTAAAGGAGAAAAATGTCCACATATGGGATGAAAACGGGTCACGACAATTTTTAGATGGGCGCGGACTAAGTAAGTTTATGGAAGACGATTTGGGTCCGATTTACGGCTTTCAATGGCGTCATTACAATGCCAAATATATTGATTGTAATAGCGACTATAGCAATAAGGGTATTGACCAGCTAAAAGAGGTTATTGAGTGTTTAAAAGATCCAGAAAAACGGAATTCAAGAAGAATGATTATTACTGCGTGGAACCCGTGCCAACTTGATATTATGGCATTACCACCGTGTCATATTTTTATGCAATTTAATGTAACAAATAATAATAAATTAAGCTGTGCCATGTATCAGCGCTCCAACGATGAGGCATGTGGAACATGTTTCAATATTGCATCATATTGCTTTTTAACTCACTTATTAGCAAAGCATTGTGATCTAGAGCCTTATGAATTTTTATATTATAAGGGTAATTGCCATATATATGAGGAGCATATTGACAACATTAAAATACAGCTACAGCGCGAGCCTTTTGAATTTCCTACATTAGAAATTATAAATAAGCGCGAGCATATTGAAGATTATGTAGAAACCGATTTTGTTGTTACTAATTATAAGCATCACGATGCTATTAAATATATTATGAAACCGTAATAGCAAAATAGCTATTATACAACCAAATAAATTATATTATTATTAAATAATATAATAATAATATGGTTTAAAAAATAGACATTACTATATTGTAAATATGTCAACATCCGCTTTAGCATCCGCGCGAAGAAGGCGAGCAACAAATGAAACCCCGGTAGCGCCGACTAGTACTATTCCGCCTGCTAATACAATAAATGCGGCCACTAGACCAGGTCAAGTGGCTAGTCCAAGAGATCAAGGCCAAGGCCAAAATCAAACATTAACACCTTTACAAATATTACAAATTCATGATATAAAATTAAAAGAATTAGAGACATTAGTTATGGATTTTACAGATGAAGATGCGTTGTCGAAGTTTATAGATGATAAATTTGATACTATGTTACCTTCTAAAAACGGGACACCTAATAATCAAAACCAAAGCCAAGGCATGTCATTGTATGAGGAAAAATTACAAATGCTTGAGAAACATTTAGAGCAAAAAATAGAATTACAAAATAATAAAATAGATGAGTTTAAGGTAGCAATTAGAGAATTAATAAATAATATTAAGGAAGACAACACAAATATAATGAAATATATTAATAGTAATATTCAAAATCAAATAACAAGTAATAATAATTTATTAAATGATAAACTAGGACAAAATTGTGAAAAAATGAATAATTTTGATAATATATTGAGAGAATTTAACGAGTTAAAACTGTTGGTGATCAAATCTCAAACTATGTCTTTAGAAATGTCAAATAGTGTTAATAAGCTATACGAGCAGTGTAATTATAATAGCACAAAAGCAAAGGCTCTCGAAGAAGATGTTGCATTATTACATAGTAAAAAGCATACTAATAGTAGCAATATTATGCTACAATCTCTATTAAACGGATCATTGTTTAATTCTGGGGAGTTAAAGCCTTTTGCTTTTAATGCTGATGGTCTAGATTGTGGTGATTGTGGCAATTGTGACAATTGTGGTGATGATGACGGAGAAAACACCGATTTAGATGAAATTAAGAAATTAAATATTGATTTCAACAATAATGAGTTATTATTAAGTGAAGAGCAAATAGAAGATTTATTAAACATAACACCTGCTAATTCGAATATTAGTATTCATGAAATAATTACAAACGATGAAACAACAATTAACGTGGAAGCGCCAGTGCAAGAAGCGCCAGTGCAAGAAGCGCCAGTGCAAGAAGCGCCAGTGCAAGAAGCGCCACAAACCGAGGAGCCAGTACCTACAGAAGAGCATGTATCTAGCGAGCATGTACCTACAGAAGAGCATGTACCTACAGAGCATGTACCTACAGAGACACTATCTACAGAGCCATTATCTACAGAGCATGTACCTACAGAGCCACTACCTACAGAGCCCGCAATATAAGAAACCAAGCCATAATGAAAAATCAAGAAATATTATTTATTTATGTTAAAATAAAATAAATAATATGTAATTAATTAATAATAGTAATGCTAATAATAATAAATTTATTAATATGTTGTGTTGTGTTGTTTATATACATACATATATATAAACACAATAAAACAAGCAATTATTTAGAATTGTATGAGATGGAAAACCTATCAAAAGAAAAATTGGAAGATGTAATAAATTTTAAACAGCCTTTGCTATTAAATAATTATTATTTAGCCAAAAATATTAACATGAAACAATCGGATCCTAATTATTCATTATTTAATGTAAATATATATAACAATAACAGCACTAATTTATGCAAGATAAATTTACGGGATTATTACAATATTATAAGTAATAATAACACTACAAATTATTTGAGTTACAATAATGAGGAATTTTTACAAGAAACAGTAATCGACAAAATATTGCGCAATAATGATATATTTTTTAGACCACCCAATGTATGTAACAAAAATTATGACATTATTATGGGGGCAAAAAATAATAATACAAGATTAAAATACAGCATACACAATCGCAATTTATTATATGTATCAAGCGGACTAATAGAGGTCACGTTGTGTCCACCAAAATATTATAAAAATTTGCATGTTAAAAAGAATTATGAAACCATGGAGTTTTACTCGCAAATAGATATTTATAATGTAGAAAGCATTTATAAGAATGATTTCAACAAAATCAAATTTTTGAGACTAACTTTAGGGTTAGGTCAAGTTCTTGTAATACCGCCTTATTGGTTTTATAGCATTAAATTTTTAGAAAAGCATTCATTAGTTTTTTTGAATACTTATAATACCTATATAAATGTGATTTCAACGTTACCTTATATATGTATGCAAATACTGCAATTAGGTAATATTAAATTAAATGTAATTAAAAATAATTATTATAAAGGGCAAAATAAAGATCTTGAAGAAAAAGAACTTAAAGAAGAAAGCATGGAAAAAGAACTTAAAGAAGAAAGCATGGAAAAAGAACTTAAAGAAGAAAGCATAGAATAATAATATTTTTATCTAAACATAAACATAAAAATATAATAATAAACAAGTCTAATATTTTAGTTAGTCTTATATGTTGTTAAATAAGTATAAAATAGTTTCAAATATATCCAATGGAGAATTTGGAGTAGTTTTAAAAGTAGCATATAATGACAAATTTTATGCACTTAAATATGGACCTAAAGACTTAATAAAATATGAAATACAAATATATAAACAACTGCGATCAGTTGCCAATATTTCAACGCTACATGATGTATTTGAGCACAATAATGAACTATATATGGTACTAGATTTATATGCTATGAATTTGGTAGATTATAAAGTAAAATGCTATAATAGTGAAAGCTATTACGAGAGAACTATATGCATTATAAAAGATTTATTAATAATAATTAAAGCACTTCATGAAAATAATATAGTGCATAGAGATCTAAAACCCACCAATGTGTGTTTGGATAATAATTATAAGTTATATTTAATAGATTTTGGCATTTCTAAAATATATAGGCACAACAACATTCACAATAAAGAAACACAAATCAAATCAGTAATAGGATCTATAAATTTTTCAAGTTTAAATATTTTAAATTTAATAGAGCCCTCTCGTAGAGACGATATAGAAGCATTATTATTTATTTTATTTTACTTATTAATAAACAACACTAATTATGTTAGCTATGACAAATTAAACGCGCATGAGAAGAAAAATATAGCTAATTTACTAATATTTTTACAGGATAACACTAATAGTATACTTAATAATAAAACTATAAATTATAGTTTAATCGAAAAACTGTTCAACTATGTAAGACGACTAAAATATGATCAGGCCCCAAAATACGACTATATTACAACATTAATAAATGAAAGTTTCGTAACAAATTAACTACTCAAAAATACATAAGTAGATTGTAATAATTTATTGACTTCATCATAAACATCATCTTTTTCTATGTTAGGAAGAAAGTTTATTGAATTGAAAATGGCTATAGAAATATAGGAAGGTATATATGTCATAGTAGTTGGAAAATTATCCGAATTTAGTATTAATAAAAAAATATAGCATATATTTTTAAAATAATAAGTATAATAGTTTTTCCATCTACAATTAATATAATTGTTATGCTTTATTAAAAACGTTAATATATTTTCTAATTCAACAAGCGTTACAACATTACATCTAATATTTGAAAAATTGTTGATCTTATAGGCTTTATTATATAAACATTTGTGTACGTAATGCGCTCTATTTATTTTAATATTATTACTATTATTACTATTATTACTATTATTACTATTATTACTATTGATTTGCAATATATTAATTTGTAAATCACGCGGCAATCTATTAAATATATTTCTTAAATAGTTTCTTTTTTTATAACCCCTATAAACTTTTTGAATAATAATAATTTTATTATTATACAATAATTTGGCATGATTTGTACATAATAAATTATTGGATAATAAATATAGTGGATCCTTATATTTTTTACATTTAACGCATATCATTTTACAAACAATAACACTAATATAATAATAGTGTTTATACTAATATATTTAATATTTTATTACTTATTATTTAATATTTTATTACTTATTATTTAATATTTTATTACTTATTTTATTATATAATTTATATAAAAAAATAATATAAAGATTTTGCTTTATTATAATATATAAAATGTCACAGGCCGATACTGCCACCAACCAATATGTAGGAAAAGTAAAATGGTTCAACAACAAATCAGGATACGGATTTATTACATTCTTGGATGGCGGAGATGATCACAAAGGTAAAGACATTTTTGCACATCATTCGTCTTTAAATGTTAAGGAAGAATTATATAAATATTTGGTTCAAGGTGAGTATATTGAATTCAATATTCAGAAAATGGAGACAGGAGCGCATGAATACCAGGCAATCAATATTAAGGGTATTTGCCAAAACGATCTAATGTGTGAAACTCGTCATAAAAATAGGGACATGTCTAAGAATTCCGAGTTTATTACGGTTAAGTCGCATAACAACTCAAAAGGACCTAGGCCACCATATAAGCCGCAAATGCGTACATAAATAATTTGTATTTTTATATTTATTTTTAATTTTTATATTTATTTTTTAATAATTATAAAGAAATATATATAAAACCCACTAATAAAATAGAAATGGCTAATGAACTATAAATTATTTTTAATATACATAAAGATCTTGTATTTGCATATGGTATTGTTTGGCTATTATTACCGCTTATATCAATAATAAAAATGTTTGTAGTGCTTATATTGTTTATATTGCTATTTAATATTTCATATATTTCATCACTATTATAAGAATAAAGTGACATAATATTTTTTATTGCATTGTTGTCTTGATTACAAATAAAGCATTTTTGAATGTTTTTATTATCAATATTATTGATAATCCAAGAGTTTAAACAAAGTATATGGGCGCTATTATTACAGCAATTAAATTTACAATGGTCATTACAAGAAATATCATCAAGACATATTACGCATTCCATATTATATATTATATAATATATTATATATTATTTAATATATTACAAAATATATATGTAAAAAAATAATAATAAATTTATGACGTATTAAAGTTATGACCATTGTAAATTTTATTGACATGCTTTAAATTCTTCGCCATTCCATGCGCTAATAATTAGCTTATTTTGATGTAAGTAAATCATAAGAACTTGCTTTGTTTTATCTTTATCTCTAATATTTGTAAGTCCTGAAACAGCATTTGGTCTAAGCATTGATATTAATCCGTATTTTTCTTCTTTGCTAGCATCATCAATATTCCATAAATGCAGTTTATATTTCTTATAACTAGCAACTACTTCTTGATCGTATTTATTAATTAAATCAAATATGCATTTCTTGTTAAATTTGCTCTTTTCTTCGTCGTTAATATTAATTACTACTATAGGCATTTGGCCCTTTTGGTGAACAATTGGAAGCTCTTTTGCTTCCAAATTACCAACATTAGTTTCGGAAAACATGGTATCTTCCTTGTGCACAGCGCCGTTTTTCATTACAAAACCGGCAGTCTTATAAGAGTTAAGCCCTAAATGATTAATATAAGTTTTTTCATATGCTTCAACTGCTATAATAGATGTTCTATGAGGTCCCGTTTTATGTCCTTTTTCAATAATATCACGCCAATACCCTGTCATGCGCCCAGTTAAACCTTGAATTTGGACATTATAATCAATATTGGGCGTATAATATTCATGCGTGGCTCCAATACGAAGCTTCCATCGATTTGGAATAAGATTTGCTCTGCGAAAGAAGCCTTTTACACCAAGAACAATATGTTGTTTTAATGGTTCCTTGAAAAATTCGTTGATTTGGTCTGGAGAGAGCCTATCCGTTGACGTATGATTTCTAAACACAACACTTTGGCGAATACATGCATTTTGAACTAATTCGACGGTTTTCATAGTAACACGAACAATATGAACCCTATAATCAGTTCCATAATTTGCAATAATGTCTTGTACTACCCATTTATTTGCGTTATCCGCCAATTCTAGGCTGTAAAACTCCTTTAATAAGCCTTTATCTAAGAAATCCTTATGTCCGAAATATGACGCGGGAATAGTCATTTTATAGAGTTGATGTAAATCTCCCCATTTATAAAGATCATAAAGTTCTTTAATCAATGTTGCGCTAATAAAAACAAACCGATTATTATGTTCGATCATATGATTAATATCCCATACACCTGCTTCTTTTAACGTATTATGTAGAACCATATCTGTTTTATCTCCTGTATCAATTTCGTCAATAATAAATAATCCGTCGCGTATATTGCTAAGTTCTGACCTAGATAATTTACCATGATGAAATATTTTATCTTTAAAGCATATAGGTGCTTTATCGATCATATCTTTCTCCCAACCTACATTACTCATGCCCGTAAGAATTCTAACATTTGAAGGATTTACTACAAAATTATCGTCAGGATGTGTGGTTAAAAGTTTGGCGATTTCAATCATAAGACCGTCAGCACCTACTTTGGTCTTCTTTTGAATGCTAATAACACGACAATCAGTTTCATGGAATATATTAACAATAGCGGCCGCATCCTCTTTCTGATTTGGGAAGATATATTCGGCTGTTGCTTTATCGTCGCCTTCAAGAAATAAGCGGCGATTTGTTGCATTTGCTGAGTTGTATGCTTGTAATACTTCTTCGCGCCTGGCAGATTTTACTTCGCTTGACGCGTACATTTTTTAATAATGATTTAGATATTATTATTTATAATATAATCAATTTTAATAATATAATAAAAAGAAACACGAAAATAGAGAGATAAAATCATGAAAATAGAGAGATAAAATCATGAAAATAGAGAGATAAAATCATGAAAATAGAGAGATAAAATCATGAAAATAGAGAGATAAAATCATGAAAATAGAGAGATAAAATCATGAAAATAGAGAGAAAAAAAGATGTTAAGAAGGATCGATAACGCGAGTACCGCGAAAAACTTAGTTGTCGTCGTCGTCATCATCATCATCGTCGTGATCATCGTCTAGTGGGTGTAGTGTGTGGGTGTGATTAGAAAGTGCCTTAGCCTTAGCAGCCTTAGCAGCCCAATCATC